TCACCAGCATCACCGGCAACCAGCGTGTAGCTGTCGGTCTTGTCGTTGATCGTCAGCTCAGTCAACGAATTCATTTGCGCGGCGGTCAAAACTGCGCCCGCTACAAACGGGTACGGTACGGTCATAGCTCTACCTTAGCCCAGCACGTTGGTCGAGTCGATGACACCGTACACCGGGTCGTCAAGTATCAGCTCGTAGACAATCGTTGTCGGCGCCGTGTAGAACGTGACCGTGTGGCCCCGGTTGAACTCGATCACGGCCTGTATGCCCTCTACGCTCAGCTCGTTGGCAAGTTCGGTGCCTAGCCCTGGTATCTCTTTGGTAATGCTGATTGTGTCGCCAATGTCGATGGTTGCTACAGCTGTGCGTTGCGCGTCTGTCAGGCTGCCAAAGTACGTCGTTACCGACGTGTAGCGCGGCTCAGGGTCAGGCTCGAGCAGGTATGCAGCCAAGTCGTCAATCTCTGACTGCTCATGCAGCAAACTGTTGGTGATCGTTACGGACTGCGTGAAGTATTGGGCGATGCTGGCGGCGTCGCTGTCGGTTGCGTTGTCGCCGTCTAACCCCTCTACGTACGCGCGGTTGACGACGTTGTCGGCGTCAAACTCGACTTGCAAATCCTCGTACTTAGCGCCTGTGCCGTCGTCGGTAAAACTGACGACAGGGCCGCTAGGCGTCGTGCCGATGCGCTCTTGGAACGTGATTGTGCCGTCACGCGCCACAAACAGCCGGCCCTGTTCTGCCTGGTTGATCTGTTGCAGGTACAGCAGCGTGTTAGTGCCTTGCGGAACTGTGTAGGCGGCTGCGTGACCCAGGTTGACCGTGCCTGTTGCGATGCTGCTCGTGCCGGTGTAGTCGACCTCTGGCAGTGCCAGCACCGTGTTGATGCGTGCGCCTGACGTTTGCGCCGTGACGTTCAGCTCGTCAAGCTGGGTCTGTGCGAGCTTGTAGAACTCGTCGGCGCATTGCACGTTGACAAGGTTCGGCCCTGCCATTTGGAACATGTAGTAGTACGACGTGACGATGCCGACAAACAGGAATTCGCCGTCGCGCGACAGGCGTATGCCGCGCATCGGTGCAAGCCCTGGCTGCGCGTTTGCCGTGTCGTAGTAGGGGCTGCTCGTGTCGTACGGCCCGAGGATGCCTGTTTGGTCGCGCATCGTAAACTGCATGACGCCAGCGCCGAATTGGTAGTCGGTTTTTTCGCGCCCGCGTTTGTAGACAACGTTGGTCACAAATTCTGTTATGTCGGCGTACGTGTTGCCGGTGCCGCCTAACGTGTATTCGGCGTTGTCAAGCACGCCTGTCGTCGGGTCGTCGAGCGTGAACGCGCCTGACTCAAACCCTGTGTCAAGCTCAAGCAGGTAGCTGCCTGACTGTACGACTGACGCAGCCATTAGGCAATCTCGAGTTGTAGCGGCCCAGATCGTCGGTTGTATTGAGTCAGCGCGTCAACAATCTTGTCGGCAAGCGTCGCCTCAGCAATCGCGGCGTTGACGACGACTGTGATGCCGCCAGTCATGCCGTCAAGCAGCATTTCGTTGCCTGGCGCCGCGCCAAAACCGCCGCCGCCGCCGCCGATAACACCTTCGTCAATGGGCAGAATGCCGACCATGCCCTCACCTAGCCCGATGCCTGCACCACCTCCTACACGACCGCCGCCACCGCCGCCGCCGCCCTTTACAGGTGGCACGACGGCGAGCGGCACGTCAGGCACTACCGGGCGCATGAGCGCACGCTCAAGCAGATCAGGCCCGGCTGTCGCGCCGCCGCCTGTGCCTACGGCTGCGCTGCTGCCGCCGCCGCCAATGCGTGGCAGCTCAAGCTTTGGAATGAACGGTATCTCGACGCCTGGCAACAGGTTTATGCCTTTGATAATCAGGTTCAGCATGTTGTTGAAGCTGTTGACGATGTTCTCAAACACGCCGATGACAAAGTTGCCCATAGCAATAAACGCCTCTTTGACACCGCCTGTCGTTTTGACCAGCAACATAAAGCCGGCGACCAGCGCTGCAACTGCAATAACGACCAGGCCGATTGGGTTGGCGGCCATTGCTATGTTCAGCAGTAGTTGCGCCGCCGTAATGACTTTTATTGCAGCGTTTGCAATCAGGATTGCGCCTGACAATGCACCTACGGCAAGAAGCAGGCCGGTCACAAAACCTGTGTTGTCTTTGACAAACATTGCCAGCTGCTGCAGCTTGGGCAGCAAACGCTCGAGTATCGGCAGGAACGCTGCGCCGATTGACTCCTTTGTTTCGCTGATGGTGATTGACAGGCGCTTCATTTGACCTTCAGCGCTGTTAGCCGCAATGCTCGCGGCGCCACCCATTGACGACGACAAGATTTGCATCACCTCATCGAGCGACGCGCCCTCTTTGATCGTCTCGCGTACTGCCGGCACAAGGTTGCCGAGCGCCTTCGTGTTGCCGACTGCTGCCTTGCTCATTGCGTCGGTGACGGTCGCCAGGTCTGTGCCGGTCGCAGCCGACACGTCAAGCGCAGTGTTCAGCAACTCTTGGCTGTATTCAAGGTGCCCGGTTGTTTGCACGAGCTGCGCCAGGGCAGGCCGTAGCTCATCGTCGGCTACGGCTGCGCTCATCATCGTCGCCTCAATAAACGCCTCTGCGCCGGCTACGGCTGCCTTGCCTTGCAACGTGTTCTGCTCGATTGCCTGCGCCAACAGCAGCTGCGCCTTCTGATCTTCGACTGCCGCCTTTGTCATGTCGGTGATGGCGACCGCGACACCTGCTAGCGCGGCAGCTGCAGGTACGGCTGCCTTCTTGAGCGCAAACTGCGCCTTTTCGCCCGCGCCCTCAAGTTGCTTGAACTCGGTGATTGCGCGCGACAGACCTTTGCCGTCAAACTCTGAGACAATAGGTATGACGACAGCCATTACATGCCTCGGTTGGTTTGTTGCATAACGTCGTCAATGATGCGCGCCACCTCTTGCTCGACTTGTTCTTTGTTGGCCTCGTACGCGGGCCACAGCACGCGCGACGCGCGACCCTTGCGCGCCTCCAACGCTCGAATCATGCGATCACCTGCCGCCGTTTCGCCGCCACCGTTACGCCCCGCAAGGTCGTACACGGTGTTCATCGCACCGCCCCACGCAATGCTGAACACGGCAAGGTTGGTCATGCGGCCGTTGTATTCGCGCGGCCTCTTGCCGCTGACCTTGGCTTTGACGTACTTGGCTGCGACCGCACCCGACCAAGGCAGCATCTTGCGGCCGGTCTTGGTAGTCCAACTGCGGTTGAACCCCGAGATTGGGGCGGCCTTTGGGATTGCGGCCTTGGCTGCGTCGATCACTGGCTTGCACACGCGCTGGAAGTCGCGCGTCAGCTCGCGACGAGCCTTCTTGTCGATGTCGTTGAGTTCGCGCAACGCTTCTTTCAGTCCGACAATGCTGACGTTCGTTGTTGGCGTCTCGCTCATCGTTTCCCTTTTTCGCGTCGTTTCTCATCTAAGAGTAGTACCGTCGCAAGGTCTTGCACGTCGAATGTTACGTCGGCAGGCCACCAGCCGGTTGCGAGCAGGATTGCCGCTAGCTGCCGTCTGACGGTGCCTGTTCCGTAGGGTTTGCAGGTTCTAACGCCTCCGTCTCAATCGTCTGCACCGACTCGAGCCACGTCTTGTAGTCGCGCGACTCGCGCTGCGATTTGTGCAGGCGGTGCCAGCACATGTAGCACATGTCGTTTATGCCCATGCCGTTCTGCAGGTCTTGCACGCGCCGCCCGGTCTCGCGTTCCCACGCAGCAAAGTCGGCAAGCGTGATCTCGATGTTGTCGGTGTGCGGTTTGCCTGCCGGCGTCAGGTACGTCGCCTTGAATGTCAGTTTCACGCTGCCCTCCTAGTCGGTCGCTGTTACGGTGTTACATCCTCAACCAATGTGCCGCCGTTGAACACTGCCTCAACCTGCTGCAGCTCGCCCAGCTGCGCGTTGACTGGGTTGAATGACGCCAGGTAACCGTTGGTCAACTGAAATTCGGGGTTTGTTGCGCTGATTGCTGCGCTGGTTGCTCTGACGGCGACGTACGTTTGTGTTGCACCCTTCAGACTCTTCAGCAGCGCGTACGTCGAGTTGGCGCTGTAATCCATGAGGAACGTGAGCGTGATTGTCGCATTCGTCAGGCCAGGCCCGTAGGTGCGGTTCGTTTGACCGAAAGCAGTCGTCTCCAACTGATCTTGTGAGTCATTGACGACTGCGCTTATGACTTGCGTGGTAATCGCTGTACCTGGCGAGGTGCTGCCCATTGAGACGACCGGGTTGCTCAAGACTGTGGTTGCCATGTTTAGTCCTTCCGTTTCCTGCGACCAACCTTAGTGGCTGCATCTTTGACTTTGGTGACAACCGTTGGCTCGTGTTCCTCGACGGGCAGGCACTGGCCCGAATTGATGAGGTACTCCACGTTCGTAGGGTCGTTGACCTCAATAACGTCGCCCTTCTTTGAGTTGTTCAGCTTGTCGGTAATTACGAGCAGGCGGGTCATGGCACAACCTTAGTTGACAGCGTTAGCTCGTAGGCAGCAAAGTCTTGCGAACCGATCTGTACGACGGTCGGCCTGCCCGATTGCAGACCCAGGTTGGCTGCGCGTATCAGGTCTGTTAGGTCAAG